GGATGAGGTTCACAACAGTAACGGCTGTCTGCATCACAAAATCCCCCTGTACAGCAGGCCGTGCGGGTCACTGCCCAGCGCGGTGCGGAGGATCTCATAGGCTTCCTGCCGGGTGGCCGCGGTCACACTGGCATTGCTGCCAAAGGTGATGCTGTAGCCGTCGTTGGAGACGCTGGCAGCACCCGGCACAGCACCCGCCGCAGATGCAGCGGCCAGCAGGCCGACGATCTGCGTGCAGGCATCTGCCAATGCTTCCCGGCAGGCCTCGCACCCGGCGGCATGGCTCTCGGCCCGGCCAAAGGTGGCGGCATCGATCATGCGGGAAGCCCGGCTGCACAGCACACCGAAGGCGGTTTCCGGCACCGTGCCGCCCGCCGCCGCATACTGATCATAGGTGCAGTAGAGCATGGGGCAGACCTCCTCAGGCGTGGCTCTTGACGAGGACGGTCTGGGCCTTGGTGACCTTGTGGGCGTAGATCTTGCGGCCCTGCACAGCACAGGCACCGATGAAGGTGCCGCTGCCCTTCAGATCGTTCACGGCTACCGGCTCGCTCCACTCCTCGATGCGGGTGAACCAGTTGGGGTGGCCCGCGATAAAGTCCACCTTCTCGCCGAGGGTGGTATCCTCAAAGACGGTAAAGCCTGCCACGCGGCCCACCGCGCCGGTCTGCACCACGGCGTCGCCCAGAGCAGACGCCTTGATGAACTCCGGGCTCTTCAGCAGCAGGGCATAGGTCTCAGGGGAGACCAGCAGCCAACGGCCATCCGTGGGCACATGGGTCTCGGACAGCTTGGTGCGGGCGTCCACGATGGTGTCATAGATGTTGGCCTTGGTCAGGGCAGCAGTGCTGTCCATGGCGGTGCCGCCGGTTACCAGCTCGGCAGAAGCGTCGGTCTCCATCTGCAGGGCCAGCGAGTAACCGGCGCTGTCCAGACGGTCGGCCACCAGATGGCCGGGCACGCTCTCGGCGTCAAAGCCGTCGATCAGCTCGTTCACAGCCTTGTCCTTGTCGATGTTCACGGTCAGGAAGCTGGTGTCGCCGTGGGTCATAGCGGTGCCGGTCTTCTTGTTGTAGTCGGCCACCGTCACCTCGGTGTCGCGGACAGGCACCTTGACGGCACCGGCCTTGGGGCTGCCTTCGTAACGGTTGTTGCAGATGACGCCGACGCGCTTCACGATGGTGGCGCGCAGCTTTGCATCTACCAGCTCAGAATAACGCTCTCTTGCAATATGGGGCATGAAAAATCATCCTTTCCTTAAATTTTGATGTTGGGGTTCATGGCTTTGAAGGACGCTTCCACCGGGTCCACATCGTCCTCGCCGTGCATCGGGTCGCCGTGCTCAGCACCGGTGGAGTAGGTGCCCGCGTTCTTCTTTTCTCCGTCCTGCACATCGCCAAAGGCCCACGGATTCGCTTTGGCGGTATCGTCCAGCGCCTTGGCAATGTCGGTGCTGCGGTCGGCAGAGCCCTTCAGGGTGTCCAGATCCAGCAAAGCACGCACCGCCTTGACGCTGCGGCCCTTCTTGCTCATGATGGCGGCATTCAGGGCGTTATCGAAGGCAAAGCCCTCGGCCTGCGCCTTCATGTCGGCCTTCAGCTTGGTGACCTGCTCCTGCAGGCCTGCCACGTCCACGCCGTCAAAGGCTTTCAGGCCGTCCTGTGCGGTCTTGAGCTGGGCGTTTGCGTTGTCCAGCTGGGTCTGCAGGGCGGTGGCTGCAGACTTCTCCCGGTTGATGTCTGCGCCGTTCTCCTGCATGATCCAGTTCAGCTGTTCGTCAGTGATGCCGGGGATCTTGTTCTTCACGTCTTCACGTTTCATGGGTGGAAACTCCTTTCGTGTGTGAGACCTCAGTTTTTTACACTGTTCTCTGTCAGTATTCGGTCTTGGGCGGGGTACGCGCCGCCCTCCGCTGTGGTGCCGCTTGCGGGAGTTGAACCCGCCACCCCCGGATTAAAAGTCCGGTGCTCTGCCAACATGAGCTAAAACGGCATAAAAAACCACTATGGAGCCTTTTGTGTGGCGCATAGTGGTTAAAATGGGGGATTTCCGTGAATGACTTTTACGGCTTCACCTCCACACTGGGCAGGATGTCAGTGTGGAAATAGAGCTTGTAGTGGTAGGGGTCGGTATGGGTGCCGGTGATGTCCTCTACCACATACATGGTGTAGTCGTTCAGGTAGATGTAGTTCTTGCGGTAGGAATCCGGGCCGACTTTCACCGTGCAGACCAGCTCATTGTTTGAGTTGTTGGAGATGGACATGTAGCCCTCGGCTTCCATAATGACCTTATCGGTGCGGGCGTTGTAGACGGTGATCTTGCGCTCACTCTCGAAGTAATCAGCCTGCTTGGAGATGTTGTAGTTGGCCTTTTCGGCTTCGCTGGAACAGCCACACAGCAGAATGGATGCGGCAAGCGCAAGGGCGAGAAGAATCTTTTTCATGGTTCGTTCCTTTCTGTAAAAATGGGCAAAAGAAAACCACCGTCCGGGTGGATGGTGGTTAAGGTTATTCGATGCCGGGTGGGAGCTTGCCAATTTCTTTCAAAGCTTCATATGCAGCACGGGAAGCAAGCTGTTCTGGCGGGGCAGGGCTGTCCAGCATGTCGCACATTTCATCATACTTGTGGTCGATCGGATGTTCAAGAAGCCACTCCTGCATTTTTGCAATGCGTTCCGGTGTAAGCCAGTTACTCATAGTATTTCACTCCATTTTCCTGAAGGTCTCCGATAGCCTGTCGGATCAGCTTCTCTGCCTGTTCAAGAAGCTTTTCGTCTGACAGTTCCGCGCGAGGGATATTTTTCAGCCGGTTTATTTCGGCATTCAGGTTCCAAACGATGCCGTTTGCAGCGGCAGCATCATAATTGATGCTTTTCTCAACAGCATAGATATGACCATTGTGACCGATGGCCGTCATGAGCTTCAAATTTTTGTTTCTTGTGAAACTCGACAAATCACCGTGCGAGAAAATACCGCAGGCAGGGTGTGTGTGGATAACAACATACGGGGTATCAAAGTTGGGCAGCTGAACAGAACTTCCCTCGGCGCTTCCCGTGATGTCCTTCGTCAGCGGCTTCATCTTGATATCGAACACCCTGCCCACTTCAACATTTTCCGGCTGCTTGGAAGCAACCATGAGAAGGCGTTTGTGAGCATTTTTCAGCTGCTGTTGCCCAGAAGCATCCAGCGTGTCACAGCTGAATGCCTTAACATTTGCGATTGACTGCATTGTAACAGGTTTTGCCTTTGTGTTCAAGCTGCTGTATGTAGAGGATGCCTTCCGCACCTGTGCGCTTGCTCTGCCGGCTTCGATCTTGCCGAACTTCGGCACGCTGGTGCGGGCGCTGTCTACTCTGCCACCGGTGGCCTGCGTAAAGTCTTTCAGGCTCTGGCGGGCGGCTCTCAGGCGCACAGCGCTGTCGGTGGGGTCCAGCCCGGCGGCATCCTCGGCCAGATACCGCTTTTTCCAGCGGCGGACGTTCCGCTCCCGGGCACGCTGCATCTGGGATATCTCGTAGGCGGTGTACTTTTTGCCATTGTACTCGATGTCCCGGGAGTTCAGCTCCCGCAGCTGCTCCTGCGTCCATTGGGGCGGGTCGCCCAGCTCCGGGAACACCGCAAAAAAGGTGTGGCGGCAGTTCCAGCCGCAAAGACCTGCGCCGGTACCATAGCCGGTGGCAACTTCAAAATCCGGGTAGTGTTTACCCTTGTAGTCCACTGCGCCGCCCCGGTGGAAGCGCCTGCCCTGCCATTCTGCATGAGAAGGACGGGCACCGCCGTGGGCGGTGGTCTCCACAAATTCGCAGCCCATCTCGTCCATGCGGGCCACCTGCAGCCTGCCCGCCGTCTGGTTGACGCCGGTGAGCACGGCACGCCGCGCGGCAACCTCGATGCTGTCCTTATGCCCACTGGGGTATGTGACCATGGGCATGTCGTCTGCAAGGCTGTCCACAGCCTGTTTGACGGCGGCTTTGTAGTCGAAGGCGCCGGTGCTCACTTTGAGCCATGCGGCGTCCAGCGTGCGCTCGAACGCGCCTGTGACGGTGTTTGCCGTGGTGGCCGTGAGATTCTGCCATGTGCCGCAGGTCTGCCGCGCACCGGCGTCTAACAAATTGTTCAGGGCGGCGCTCTCTTCAAAGGGCGTCGGCTCCATGTCGTAGTGGTAATAGATGGCGTCCTCCCGCTCCATGGCTTCGGTCGCAGCCTGCAAAAGCAGCTTGTACTCTCTGTGCAGATGTCGGAGAAGCTGGTGC